AAGTGCTTGAGCACATCCACACCTGTTTCCATCATGCGTGCTTGCTTGTCGTTCTGCATCTGCGTCACAGCTTTAATTGCATCAACTTTCTGACGTTGTGCTTCTAGGCTCAACTGAGCTTGCTTAATCTGCGCATCTGTCTGGTCTTTGACCACCTTGCGCTGCAAGTCGCCTTGCTTAATCTGCAACTCTTGTTGTTGCAACTGAACCAGCGGATCTTGGGTTTGTTTCTGAGCTTGCTGCTGTGCTTGCTGCTGCATGTTAGAAGCCAACAGGCGTTGCGATGCTTGCGCCAGCAGGGGGGCCAAACGTGCTTCAACTTCTGGATCCATGTTGATATCTTCGCCAGCTTCGTCCTTCTGAGGTGGCAAGCTCATGCCCAACTGCAACTCAATTTGCTTGCGGTACTCAAAGCCCAAGTGCTCATTAATGTGCGCCATCATTGCAGCTTGTAACTGCTGCGCCATTGGATTACCTTGTAAGAGCGACATGATCTTTGGATCCTGCATGGCCGACATGTGCACCATGATGTGCGACTGGTGATCTTGGTACATGAACGCCTTAACCGGCTTCATCATCAACACATTCTGGTTCTCAGACACTGGATCTGTAGGCTTCTGGTCCTCATCCATCGGCACGAGTTTATGTGCGTCCTTGATACCCAGCACGTCCAGCATCTGACGGTGCAACAGCGGCATGTTGTAAAGCTGGGGTGACTGCTGCGCCAACTGCATAACCGCTTGGTACTGCACAATCTTCTGCGCCATGGTTGACGCATTAGGATCTGACACCGGTATCACGTCCACATTGTCGTAGTCACTGCGCTTGGCTTTACGTGAACCTTCGGTAGGCTCGTAGTCGTAGTCCTCTGGCGTATAGGCTGCAATGATGCCCTTCAAGAGTTTAAGCTCTTGCTTCATTGAGTAGTGGATGCGCGCCTGAACAGCACTCATCACTTTGAGCGTGCGCTCAAGGATAGCCAGCGTAGTACCTACTGGGGCTTGGCCAGACATATCACTGATCTGAAGATCAGCAGTATTAGCAAAGCGACGGCCTTCGTCAACGATCTGACCCAAGAGCGCCATCAGTGTTTGGCTAGGCTCCTTGTATGGCAGGGGCAACAAGTTGTCACGGATTGTGCCGCTTGGCACATCTACATCCCGCCATTCACCTGGAGCAATTGGTGTATCGTCTCCCTTTACACGCAAACCCCGAGCTTTAAAGCCGCCAGGCAAGTTGCTCAGCGTACCAGCATCAACAAGCTGACGAATAAGAGAAGTGCCTGACTTAGCAAAAGCCCCGATAAGGTGTATGAGGCCAAAGTAATAGAAACCAAATCCAGGAACGTATCCGTAGTGGACGTAGTGCTGTCGTTTTTGATAGGTCTCATCATCGGGCTCCCAGTTGCGGCGTACAGCCAAAACTTTGTTTGAACCTTTCTCAACAGTCACGATGTATGGCAACTTAATGCCAGTGGGCTCCCCATCTTCCTCGTGCTCGTAACCAGGCAAGTCAAGGTCCACGCTCATCTCAAGAAGTTTGTAGCGGTTATCTGACGTGGCTCTAAAGCCCATCTTCTCCGCAATCTTCTTCTCAACTTCGTCCAGCACATTGTCTGGGTCACCCAGATCAATGTCTCGATAAAACCCAGCTACCTGCAGGCGGCGTAGCTCATTCTCAGTCTTACGCATCACGTGAGTGACACGTTCAGAAGTCTCTAAGTTAGACGCGCCATATGGCACAACCAAGTCTTCTGCCGGCACAAACAGAGAGATCTGACGCTCCATGTGCGGGTCGTAATAGACTTTCTTAAACGCATTACCCGACAGACCCAAGCCCCACAGCATGCGCTCATGCTCAGGACGAAACTCAGTCATTACGTCCGTTAACTGGTAGTTCATGTCATCTTGCACACGAGTGGCCGCAGCTTTTTTCTCAGGTGTTTCTTTGCCGATGATCTGAGTCTTCACAGGCCCCGCAGCAGGGAATGTGGCCATCATCGTTTCAGCCTGGAACTTAACCAGAGCTTCGGATAACAGGGGGTGATACACACCGCAAGCGCCTTCCCATGGCTCGGTGCGCTCCTCTATCTTCATACCCAGAAGCTCTAAGCCGTCTACATAGGTCTGCATCCAGTCTTTACGGCTACCAATATCGTCATCAAAGTCACTGGCCAACTCACTGGCAAGTTCCTCAAGCACGTCCTCACCCAAATACTCGGCAAGGTTATCGTCAAACGAGTCGTCCATATTGGGTGCCACAGGACCTAGATCAACTTCTAGTTCCGTGATTTCCGCCTCGGGCTCCATCTCAATTTCGAGTTGGGGCTCTTCCGTCAAGGCTTCAAGTCCTTGGGGCGCTTGGTACAGTGCTTTATCAATAGCCATTTTTTACCTCAGTAATACGCAACTTTGCGTCTGAATTCTCTTGGCTCATCCGGCTCATCTGATGCCAACCGAATAAAGCCCCCACGTCTAAATCTTAAGAGTGCTTGCGAGGTAGAGTCCACCAAGTCATCATGCTCCCCGGATGGGAACGACGCAACCTCATCGACCAACTCCTCTGCCCAGTGTGTATTAGGCACCCAAACACGTCCGGATGCAAATATATCAGCCACTGCATTAAGCCGTGCAATTTTATCGTTACCTTTGCTTGGTGTGAACTCTTGCACAGGAATACCCATCGCCCGTAATTCAAAAATTAACGGAGAGCCAGCAGCCTTGGCTTCAATAATTGTTGCGTCTGGGTTCCACTCTTTGTACTCCTGCATCGCCCGCTGCTTTAACTCCGGAAACTCCATCCGCTTTTTGAACGCATTCAAGAGAATAATATTTGCCTGATTTGTGCCTGTATCGTCTGGTTGGTAGAACACGCCCCAGGTTGTGCACGCAGAGTAGTCAGCCCGCTCCGTTTTTAAGAACGCCGTATCCCATGACTGGATCAGGAAGTCACAGTATGGGGGCGACTCATCCTCCCATATCCGCCACCACTCACGCTTAATGATGGCCGACGCATCCGACGTGGGCTGCTGCTGGTACTGCGCCATCCACTTGGCGTTGGGCAACTCCTGATGCAGAGCTTCAAGCTCAGTCAGGCTCCAGAACTCTGGCCACAGAGGCAAGCCAGACGGCAAGAGCGCAGGAAACTCAATTACTTCCCACTCCTCGCCAGATCTTTGCGCCGCAGCTTTAAGCACCTGACCCGTCAAGTCTTTCTTTGACCAACGCGTCATCACGATCACAATTGAGCCACCAGGCTGCAGACGCTGACGAGGACCAGACGTGTACCACTCGTAAGTTTTGTCGTAAATCTCTGGATTAGTCTCGGATATCGCAGCTTCCTGCTCTGAGTGCGGGTCATCGATGATAAGCAAGTCCGCACCTTTACCGGTCACGGCTCCCCCCACACCAATCGCAAAATAGTCACCGCCCTTGCTGGTGTTCCAGCGGCCAGCAGCCTTTGAGTCTGCCTGAAGCTGCAGTTCTGGGAACACTTCCTGGTAGATGGGCATGTCCACCAAGTTACGCACCTTACGTCCAAAGCCCACCGCTAATTCTGCTGTGTGGCTGGTTTGAATCACTTTCTTTCCGGGGAAATTTCCCAGGAACCAAGCTGGCAGGAGGTATGAGGCAAACTCAGACTTTGTATGCCGAGGCGGCATGTTGATAATTAGCCTTTTAATCTCACCCCGAGCCACACGCTCAAACGCCGCAGCCATTTTGGCATGATGCCGACCATGGATAAAGTTTGGCCACACCTTCCCCACAAAAGACATGAAGCTGCCCTGTGCTTGTGTACGCTCTTTGCGTAGTTCTAACTCATTTTTAAGCGCGGCAATCTGCATCTTTGCAGTAGCTGGCGCATTTTTGATGGCTTGTTCAATCTCTGCCACCGTAAAATCCGTCAATTTTGTCTTGACTGATGTACTCATACGGTTATTTACTCAGATTGTTGTGCAGATTCATTCTTTGCCTCGGTTTTAGGCACGCGGCCTAGTTCTTCGTCCAAATCTATACCCAAAATCGAGTCTTCCTTGGCGTTTACCACGATGGCGTTACCCATGTACCTAGATAACGTGTTCACAAGCTCTAATTCAAGCTCTTCTGTGGACTTATTGTTGATGGTAACCTCAACTCGCTCAGTAAAGAGGCCAATTTCGCTCACTTTTCCCATCAACTCCAAGGCTCTTAGCTGCTCTGCAACCTTTGCCTGCCCATTTGGGTCGCTAATCTCTAGCAATCTGTTGACCAAATAGTTCCTTGCCTGGATATTTGAGTCCAAAATCTGGTGGTCATACTGGGTAATTAACGCTTTGAGGTGCATGGCAACACCTGATGAGGATGGCACGGCTGGCGCATTCTCGCTTTCCGTGAATATTGCACGGGATTCATCGCGGGCTTTCTTGTCCACAATGAGTACGGCGTCTGCATCGTCTAAAAACTCAGCAGTTTTAAAGAATGCTTTAGCTCTCTGTGCAATATCTACAGCAGAACCTTCGACCTCGTGGATCAAGGGCACGTCAATTTCCGATGGGATTACAACAATCGTCATGTCGCGCAGTGTATTACAAA